CCCCTGAACGCGTTTATCTTATCACATACATGCTCGCAATACAAGGGCATTGCTAACCTTTCTTGAACACGTCCTTTATTTTCGCCTCCAACTCTTTCAACTCTCCGCTTTTTGCCAACCATACGAACGCCACAAACAACCCTATGGCCAAAGGCGCTGCTATCCAGTTTGGCAAATTCATTTTTCACCCCTCCTTAGTCTGCAATAACTGCAATCAACCCTCCAACAACTATGCCCACCAGACCATACTTGACTGCATTTGTAAACTCGAGCCTCTGCGTTAGTTTATTTTGCTCATTAAGCAATCGCTCGAGTTCTTTCACCCGTTTAATATACTCGTCCGTGGTTTCTCTCTCTTCTTCTAGAACCCGCTCCAGGACCTGCACTTTCGCCTCGAGGCGTAGCAGGTCCTTTTCTCTGTTCATGAACGTTCCCTTGGACATCTCCACGTTTCCGCGTTCATTCACCCATATGGCCGGCTTTTCTGCGGCGCTCGCGGTCATTGGCACTAGCCAAAAGATCATCAAAAGTAGCATCGCTACCAGCTTCCTCAACCTGCCTCACCTCCTCATCGTGGCGCTTTCGCATCTCCTGTATGTCTTTCTCCTGCGCCCGGATAACCGCCCTAGCCTCCTCGATGTCGCGCCGCACTTTCTTCAGTTTTGCCTGTCGCTCGATAGCGCCACCAGCAAAAAGCCCCACCGCTGCCATGAGAATGCCATATATGCCTTTGAGCATGCCTGCACGCCATAGCCAAACGATCAGCGCGGCGACAACCAGAGCGCACGCGACCATGAGCACCTTTTTTATCATTGTCCCACCTGCCTCTTCGACAAATACCCGATCAGACCGCCCAAAACCACCTTGGGCAGGTCCTCGCCTCCCACTCCGTTCACACTCATGATGACCACGGCGGCCAAAATGAGTGCCGCCAGTATGTCCGTGCTGTCTATATTCTTTTTGAGCCAGTCATTCATGATAAAACCCCCTAATAGAAGCCTCTAGGAGCCACGAAGTTGACCCAAGAGGTGTAATTACCCTTCCAAAAAAACATCGTGGCTCTACGGGCTTATTTTTGCTTAAATTCGCAAAATGGGCTTATTTTGCGGTAGCTACAGGCGTTATAATCGGCGTTAGCCCCCATCCGGCCTTTATTGTGGCCATTGCTGCCTTGTTTTTCCCGCTTAATGTGACCACCACTGTGCCTGGCACCGTGGGTTTGTAGCCTTTCTCAGCTGCGTACTCAGCGCCCTCCATGAAGGAGCCGCACATAACCATAAGCCGGCTCGATAGGCCCACATAACGATATCGAGGAGGAATAGGTGTATATACCCCATCCGGCCAGGCCATCATCTGGTGGGTATGGGCCATCATATATACGTCGCAACCCTCGACCCTGTGGGGCATCCGGTCCAGGATGTTTGCCTTGCTACCCATCGTGCGCCCTCCACCGTATCCGTGATGGGCATAGATCAGATATACTAGCGGGTTTCCGTCCCAGGTGTTTCTACCAAATTTGAGCTTGATGATGCCCTCTATTCCAAAATAATGAACATCCAGGGCTTGTGCAATTACCCTTCCTGGGTCTATCCCGACTGCCCGGCGTGTCCTGTTCTCATGATTCCCGCGTATCACGCCTATGATCTTATCGGCAATTGGCTGGAACCGCGCAATCAAATAATCAATTTGCTCCTGGGGTCCTTCTTTACATTCATAGGGGTTGCCCTTTGAGCCGATCGTTGCATTTTCCATCATATCGCCCATGAACAGCCCGAACCTAAACTGGCTAGCTGATATATATTCAACCGCCCAATCGAACAGGGTTGCGACATGGGCCGGATGGCCGTAATGCATGCAGGGGAGAGGAACAATCTCAACCGCAACGGTGTTTTCGTTCAGGGCCTCATGCTCAAAGGCGTATATTTCCCTCAGCGATAGCCCCCAAGTTTCATCTCGTTTCGTTCGTTGCCTTGCGCTTGGCATACAACCACCTCGCCTAACGCTTGAGCAAGTATGCCAACACAGCAAGGAAAATGGCAAAAAGCTCTCCAAAATGCAAATATATCATGCGGTCAACCTTGCACTCGATTCGCTGTATTGATCCATTCTGGAGCTTTTGCCATTCCTCCAGGAGCTCAACTCGGTTTTGCAGTGTGTCAGGGCCAATCAATTCACCTTCCCAAGCTACCTTATGGGCCATTTATACAACCTCCTATACCTAGATTGCCCCTACCATCTCCCCTAGTTCGATAACCCTTCTACGTAACCATCCTAGTAAAAATTTCCTTTGGGTTTGATCATTCCATGCGATATCGACAAAAAGCCTGGCCCTCTTGAGCAGGATGGTCCTGGCTAGGTCATTGATGAGCTTGCTTGGTCCCAGCTCTGGCATAACATCATTTAGTTGCCGGTCTAGCTCAACCAGCCTATTTATAGCCCCTAACGTCCTGGGCCCCACAATGCCATCCACTTGCAGGACCGGAAGGGCGCTAAATGTATTTAGGGCGCGCTGTAGAAGCTTGCCAGCCAGCCTAGGACTATGGTTGACCGTGCAGTCAAACACGATCAAATCTATAGGAGCCGGTAATTTGTCCGCCTTCACCGCGTCCCAAAACATAGCCCGATATATTTTTATAGCCTGCGTTTTTGTGATGTTTTTTATGTCGACGTCGGGCGCAACCAGCCCCATGCGCTTGGCGTCCTGGAGCGTTGCTTCTGTGATGCCCAGATTCGTTTTTCCACCTCTGTCGTCTGGATCATCGACATATCCGCCCTCAATCCCGAGGACCACCTTAACTGCTTCTGTGAACCTATCCATTTTTCCCATCACCTCTTTGCCCGCATAGGCAGCAAAAGATGAGCAATACAAAAGCAATACCCGCAATTGCAAAACAGCCATAGGCGACGGCTTCCATCTTTTACACCTCCAAGCATGAAAAAAGCGGCCCAAAGGCCGCTTTGTATATATACTAAGGATTAACTGTCTAGGCTGGCGATACAGCCGATAGTTTCAAGAATGCTGGAGCTGATAGCATATTGGGCACCCAGTTTGGTATGAAGTGCGCTATTTCCCACGCTGTGTTGTCGGGGTTTCTGCGAAAGATAACATAACCTATAGGTATTTTGTATTTCTGCACCCATTCTTGCGTTACATCGTTATACTCATAAAACTTCCCATCCATCATTTTTCTATAGTGGGGCTGTAGAGCGTCATCAAAAACACACTCATAAAAACCTCTATGATAACCAGTATAAGTGCCCACGTAAAACTTCACTTGTGTTACATAGTATACCCTGTCAAATGTTATAATCTCCGCCCTCATGGATGAGAAGTTGGATGAATGGCTAAAGATAGTCGTCCAGGTCGCCCCATAATCTTCTGATATTTGTATGTTTACATTATAATAGCAGGTATACCAAATCTTAGCTCTGCGGGCATAAAACGGCGTTGGCGGTTGAAACGTAACTGTGCCGCTTGTTCCACCTCTACCATCATCAGAAGTGAAGAACGTACTTGTGTTCCCATCAAATACAGCATCGGGGTTTAAGACAGAACCCGACGTTGCCACTCGCGTCATTTGGCCAACCAGGTTCAGAGGCTTGAATTCCTCGCTGTAGTCTTCCACCTCAAAGGTCACAATGTCGGTCTGTGGATCATACTTTGCGAACAAAATGCCGGTGTATGGGTTCGTTAATTGTAATTGGGCTAAGCTCGGATATAATGCGTCTGCGCTAATAATTGACGGTGACGCGATAGTTTTCAAAATATCCTTTGGTGTTCCATCTGGGTTGTACCCATCCGCAAAGGCTAGCTGTAGTGGGTTTTCGGCATCCGCGTCAAGGTATATGTCTGCTGAGCTAGGACAAGCAGCATCCCAAAATTGCAAGCTGTATATTCGAACACTCGTAGCGTCAAACTCGTCAATAATCAACCTGTGGTGTGTAAAATAATCCCTATTTTCTGTAGGAATATCATATTCCACCAACTGCTTTCCACTGCCCCATGTCCAGTCTACTGTTACAGTGTGCAAGGTTGTCCAAGTTATATTATCATTTGATCCCTCAACCCTCCACACTCTAGGAGTGTAGCCATTTTCTGTTATAAAACGATAGCCTCTAATCATTGTGGGCCTTGTGATATGATGATATGCCAACCAGCAGCCAAGTTGTGTTCCATTCCAGTATGTCGTATCCAATGTAAGATCTTTATGTCCAGGGCAGGCATTTTCTGCTGTGCCCTCTGACGCCTCTAAATATCCAAGATCGTCTAATGACAAACTATATGGCACCGTTATCAGGCCAGGGGTCCTGATATAAAGTGGATAGTCATTTATAGGTGTGCTTTTTCCCGTTAACACACAATTGCGAGTAAATTTCCCAGTTTGTATCATTTTTAGCTGACTTTGTTTATCCCGCCAAGCTAAGTTGCCATCTGGCAGAGTGACACTTCTTACATCTTTGATAAGTCCCATATTAGCTCACCACCGTATACCTAGCCAAAATATTGACTAGGGAATTTGTTGTAGCAAAAACTATTTTTTCTGTGCTTTCAATTTCTGCATCCATTGCCATCTGGAGAATGGCCCCTGAAACCAAGCGCTCATAATCCAAGAGGCATGTTATAGCCGTCATATTTAGCCAGGGCGGCGCATAAGCTATGTTCCATGTTCCATCATTTACCACTGTGGTGTCAGTTGTGCTTGTTTTGTGCCACAAGGAATCACTAATTCGCACATAAACATGATATTCTGTGCTTCCCGTCACCGTATCCCAAGAGATAGTATGGTAATTGGTGGTCCCGTCGAGTGTTAAGGCCCCATCGGTTATAACCGGCAGCACCAGCGGGTCAGTTTCCCCATTTGCATTCGAAGCAGTCACAAAGTACTCATATTTTGTCGATCCCGTGCTGCCCGTTGGTGTTACTGTTCCACTTGCCGGCTTTGATAGCTCAGTTAGCGTTGTATCTTTGACCGCCAAGGCAATATCTGTCCCTGTCGTTTTGTCCACGTTAAACACATGCAAGTAATGTAAAATGGCTGGACCTGTTATAAGATCCAGCCATGTATCAGTCGTTGGGTTGCGCAAAAGCTTTCTGCTCATTTATACCCCTCCCGTCTTATTCTGGCATACTTGGGATCGTCAAAATTGTTCCGCCAACATCAATTGGCAAGCCCTCACCAGTTATCACCGTGCCGCCACCGCCACCGGTCGAGCCATAAATTGCTATCCAATGCACTGTTACATCGGCCCCATTGGGGTTATGGAGGGTAAAGCCGCTCGATGTTATGCTGCCTGTTTCAATGTATACTCCAGCGGCACCTTCTCCAGCTATAGCTATATGCGGTGCCCCAGAAAAGGCCAGCGGGAATGTAACCGCCAAAGTGCTTGAAGCCGGCACAGCAGCCGCCCCTATTTGAATTTGAACAGGCGGCGCCGATAGCGAGGCCGGCACCCCAGGCTCCCACTGCTGCGTTGCATAGTTCCAAATTAAAACCTCACCACCCACAAGGCTGCCAATACTTGGAATATTTACATCGTTTATATCGCCAATACTGTTTATTTGTGTTTGTACGTCTTGCGCCTTCCACGTCCCGCTTGTGGCGTCAAAAACCAGAGCCTGTTGATCTTGGGGCGGGGTTGAAAGGTCTACGTCAGCCAGGCCATCTAAGACCGTCGCCCCACCGCCTCCACCACCAGCAGACGGAACCCATAACCCTTGAGACGCAGACCAAACTAACACGTCTCCATCTGCAGGCGTGCTGTCGGAAACGTCCCCCAAGTCGGATAAGGAGCTTGGCGGCGTTATGTCCCCAATTTCCCAACGGCTGTTGGTGGCATTCCAGATCAGCACCTGGCCATCACTTGGGCCACCGCCCAGGTAAACATCACTTAAATGGGCGATGCCCGTTCCGTGCGGATTGCTCTCACTTTCGTGGGTTGTTATTGTGTTATTGATGTCAGCATCTGCATCTTCTAAGGCCTTTAGTAGCGCGTCTATATCGTCTAGGTTGGCATTCAAAGATACATCCCAACCCAGGTCTCCAGCGTCATGTTTGATTAGCTGATAGTTGGTTGTGTAACTTTCGGCCATACGTCCTCACCTCCTGTCAAGCCTAGGGCCCTAAGCCCTGCCAGCGCCCCCGCTTTTACTGTAGAATTAAAGTCTTTTTGTGCGGGCACCACCTGCACTCTAGAGCCTCCAAGGATTGCAAAGGGAACGATCACCCGGTTGAGGGATACGGATATTTGATCCGTATGCCCTTCCCAAGGCTGGATAAAGACGTGCCGAGCATCTCCCCGCAACCCAATTTCTATAAACCGATCCAGAAGCGCGTTGCGCTGAGCTATCGTGAGGCAGGCCAAAAAGCCATAATAGGTACAATATCCCAGCAGGGCCAATGGCGACTCGTTGGTGATTAAAACACCGTCTGTATACGCCTCCATTCTGTCCAGCGCCCAATGGATCATATCGAGGCATGGGCCAGGCCCCCTAACGTATAGGCGCCTGGTCACCATGCGCTCAAAGGTGAAGCCCTTCTCTTGGGCCCCTTTTTCTACCGGGTCATCCAAGACCTTAACCGGCAGATCCGGCTTTAGATGCTGCAAGGTGGCTGCTATTGACTTGGCCACAGCCGCCTTTCCGACTTTACATGGTCCTCCTATAAAGATCCTCATTTTCTACCCTCCGTAAGGCCCGCGGCCATATTCGGATCTTCCATACCCGGGCAGATTGTCCAGTGAGATAAATTGATAGACAACGCACCCTGGCGCACTTTCAAGAGGCGACTCCTCGCCATCACCGTTAACGGTTGTGAAGCGGTAATATGTGGGCGCATATCTTATAGGTACAATCAACTTTGTTTCACTTAGCGAAGCGTCTATGGTTGTAACTAAAGAATATCCTGTTGCCGTCATGCTGCCGTCCAAATAGCCTGTTGTTGATTGGTAAATTTTTATATGCTTCGCGTCATCCGGTACGTTTGCAAAGGTGAATTTTACCTGCACATATTGTGGATCTGAGTGCTCAAAGACAGTATGGCTCACCGTCATGCTTCCAGAGGATATTCTTGGTGTGCTTGTTTGCTGTAATGTGCCCCCAGGGATCCAAACATCCGGCGTCCAAGGTTGCAACGCAGGCGGATGATAAGCCTCTCGCGGATATTTAACCGCACGGACCGTATAGTCCCAAGGGTCGTTTTCCTCGATACCAAGCACCATCCACTCTGTGTTATTAAGCAGCGGATCTGAGGATGTAGCCTTGAACACAAAACCAGGATACAGATACCCCCACAGCACAGGCAAGGGTTTAAACGATAGGCTCATGTCGGCCTGTAGAAACTTGATCCTGTGCCACCCCAGCTCCCATGCGTGGGTCTGGTTTGTAGTCCCAAGCAGTGGGATGGTCTGCTTATTGACCGCCCTAGTCAGCGCCTGGAGCTCCGCGTCATCTGTTACAAGGTCCTGAACGGTGTAGTCTATATCCCGATCCACGTATTTAATCGTAAAGCTGTTCGGTATATCTTTGTAAGCGCGCTGTGAATAAGAAACAGAATTGGCGACCACCTGTGTATCAAGGTTAATCACCGTGATATCATCCGGCAGGACCTCTTCATCCACAAAAGGTGTATAAAGGCCATTCCGCTCAACCAGGGTCAACCGCCCTGCCGCGCATATTTCGTCCTGAATAGCCTCAAAGCTGTAGCTCTGACATATAGCCCTGTTGTATTCGTACCCGTAGGCATCCGCTTTGTCTGCCGCTGTTGCAAAGGCTCCGAGGTCCAAGTGCTCCTCGGGGATTCCCCTGCCTAGCTCCTGGTTTGTAAGCAACCACTTGAGAGCCTCGGCGGGGTTACTGGGTCCTCCTGTAGCTAAAATAGATATCGTAGGTCTAGCAAGTTCACCCGTGTTGTCTTTTATACGCAACAGCAAGCAGGACGTCCCGTTGAAGTCACAAGTTTCAACTACCCCGCCGGGGTCTGTGATCGTCACAGAGTCAAGATATATGCTCCCCTCTACAGGTAGCGTGACATATTCCGCGACGTCGTTAAAACTGACCCCTAACAGGTCCGCGATAGCTTGCGCTTCGCTCTCGGTTATTGCCGTGCGCTTGTCTCTCAAAGCCTTGTAAAAGGCGTATAAGTTGCTGCCTATGGACGTTAGCACATCGATTAGATCGTCGCGTGTTTTCCCGGCCGCATAGAGCATTTTGTAAAGGGTTAACATCGATAGCTTAAGGCGCAAGATGACATAATCTCCGCGCTCTACTATTACCTTAAACTTGCCTTTATAGGGCAGGTTGAAGGTATAAGTCGTTGCCTTTGTCCCAGGGACCTTCTGTGTATAGCTATCCTTACCCGCCTCAACCGTTTGGGTTGCGTAAAAATACTGGCTATGCCACCCTAAGTCATACTCTGACTCCCCGGGAACATCCTCCAGGTATTGGATCTTAACCCGCCATCTCTGGTGGGCGCCCTGCTCTGGCCACTCATGCATGAGCCGGATAGACAGAGAAACAGGGCCGTTGCCCTCGTCGCTGTCGTGCGTGCTGATCATCGCATAGCTTTCAGCCACAGGGTCAGCCTTAAGACCAAAAACATGCTTGCCTGATACGTTCCAGGGGAAGCTAATTCCACGCCCGTTCGGATAAAATTTAAACCAAGAGTGGTCCTTGTCCTTTAGCTGCTCATTCGTCGTATAGTCTGGCATTTCCTCAATCTTGTAATCATTCACCCAGATTTGGTGGATAATATTTCCATATTCCCCATTGCTCAAGCTCTTCCAGTCTTCTCCAACCGCCAGTACTAGCCACATATTACTGAATTGATCCCCATCGAGGCGGTAGTGGAGCAAGGGCAAGGGGTACCGGCTAGTACCAAAAAGCAGCGGAACCGGCGTCTGTGATGTTGTTTGAGCCGCCCAAGGACCGGCCCCAACGCCTGGATCTGAGAAGGCATCCATCTTTGGCTGTCTAATGTTAAACTTTGAAGCACTCTTCAGGTACATGAAAGCGGCCCCAGCAAGCATCCACCCAAATAGGGGCACACCCAAAAATGATACAGCCACCCTAACACCTCCCCTCTGTATCAGGCATTATTAAGGCCTCAATCATGTAGCGCCGCCAATATTTCATGTTTGATCTCGCAATCCTGCCACCGGCTACATGAACAAAATAGTTGTTATCGACACAAATTCCAACGTGCCATTGGTACTGAAACATCAGTCCCAAAAGATCGCCTGGGGCCGGATCTTCTCCAGCCCCCCTACTCTTCCATCCTAAGGCCCCTCTCACTTGCGGCCACAGTGTGTTAATTTCGCAGACCCTGTGGCATAGATTGCCCAAGGGGTACCCATACACCCACGCCACAAAGCGTAAGCAGTTTGGCGCTGGGCCATCCCATTTGTCTGCCGGCGCTCCAGGTTCTCCTGCCCTAGAAAGAGCTCTGGCCACAACTTCATCCCGCGTATATTTAGGCTTCCACATCAGCGCCATAGTATCCTCCGTTGCCTGGCTGCCACATGCTCAAAGCCTCCAAAGTTTGCGTCGTTGTTTAGGACCTGGCATGTGGGTTTTGTGTGGTCACAAGCCGTAGCTGTGCCATTATATTTACAACGCTCACCCTTGAATTTGTGGCCGCAATTCAAAGATAAAATGCGTGGAGGAAAGGGGTTTCTGGCGTCAACAACAGAATGTGCCACAGTAAAGGTGATTGTGCCAGAGTCGGAGGCCATGGCCCAATCCTGGATATAGCCGTCTATAAGCACTACAGATGAGCCAGCATCCATGGGGTCCACATCAGCCAAGAAGCGTCGCAAAATACACCGCTTGCCCCTGAAGTCTGTACCAGCCTCAATCATGCTCCTAATATCTCGATTCTGAGTATCGGGCATAACTATCTTTACTTGCTTCTCGAGGCTGTCTATATCGAGCCTTATGCCCTCTCGCTTGAATGGGTATGGGATAAAGTCCCGCTCTTCATAAATTGACGCGCTGCCTAACCCTCTAAAGGACCCATGCCCCTCAAATTCAAGCTCAAACCACGCGCGTTGCCCTGAAGCATATAACGATACAAAAGCGTCGCTCGTGTCAATTGGGTTGTCGTATTCGTTTATGGGTTCTGTTGAGGTGGTCACCTTCAAGGCCTTTGCCAAGGTCGTACGTCCTATGGAGGCATCATTGACAAAAATTGTAATGCGTTTATATGCAGCCTCATAAAAAACGGCAACAAAAGATCCTCCAGGAGTACAGGCGACCATTAGGTTATTATAGTTAGCCACCCATCCTGTATTGATAACCTTCTCGGTAGGGGCCACGTCTCCGGCCTCCCACATCCAGAAACCTATTTCACCGCGCGCGCCAGCGCCAAAAAAGCGATAAGGGCCATCCCCGGAGCCATATATTGCTATATGCCCCCCGTCGGGGTATGTGGACCGGCTGAAGGGCACCTCTGAAAAAGCAAGGCCCGAGGTGACAATATACATTTTGTCTGGCTGTTGATAATAGGACCATATCCCGTTAGCGTTGAGCAGCCAAGGCGATATATCACACCATAACGGCGCACTTCCCAGGGTCCCAAGATCAACAACGCGGATATTATTCTGGATCTCATAATGGACCCATGAGCAATGCCAATCTATCGGGTAGGGGTATCCAGCGTCCCAGTCATACTGCCATATATCCGCCTGTGTGGCGGTCTCTTGCCATACCATGCCGGAGGAAAAGCGGGCAATATGGGCATCCATTATGAAGGTGTCCCCATTGTCGCTCCAGGTCATAAAAGGGATCAATAAACTGCCATCGGCCAACTTTGCAAGGCAGGGGAAAGGATCCCCGCGCCCCATGTCGCCTGTAAAGCCCGTATCGACAACCGAAAGGCCAGCCAAGTAGGATGTGACAGCAATGGCATCCGCTAGCCCCGCTACCGTTGCAAGGTCTATCCCAACGACCGCCTTATCGCCTGCCCAAACTGCTGCCGTAGGTGTTGACGTTGCCGTTGGGATCAACCTTGCCCCTGCCGGATCGGCCCCAAGGACCCCAGCCCAATCACTCCAGCGCCAGAGCACCGCGCCTGTTGTGGGATCCACCTTGTAAAATTCCACCTTGTGATGGTTGTTTGACACCCACAACTCGGTGTCTTGCGCCAAGTATAAGGGGTAAAAGTTTTTATCTAGCGTGCTCGTTGCTAGCCCCGCGCCCCCGGCCTGATCAATTACCCCTGTTCCTGTGTCTATTCTGAGGGTTTTAAGCTGCCCTCCGTCATAGTAAAAAAGCCTCACGTGGGTATCGTCCACTGCGCGCAGGCTTAGGATCTGCATTGTGCTTGTTAGTGTGGCTCCCGTTGCTTTTGTTTTAACCCCGTGAGCCGAGGCGGCCAAAATTTTATACTCGCCATACACTGTTTGGACCACACCGCCTCCAACTAGAGGGACAGCCCCACTCTCCCAGATCTGTCCTTTTGTTTGTGCCTCGTATCGCCACTCCCAGACCCAACCATCGCTTTTGTGATAAAACAATAAGCAATCGTTATGCTCTGCCGATTGGGCAATCGCTATTGATCCATCCACCCCATAGCTCTCTATTGTATTATTGGCGCTTTGTGCTTCGGATAACAGGGCCCCCCATACCGTGGCAGGGTCGCCAATGGCCGTTGTCCAGGCCTTTAAGCCTCCCTGGTATAGGCGCGCACAATACAGTGGGGCCATTGGGTCCATGTCGCCCTGCTGCACAAACTTAATGCCGCTTAAAAAGGCAGTATCGGCTAAATAATCATATTGCCAGGTCCCTGTTGTGCTGTCCCATATCGCCCATGCAGGGCATGATATATCCTCCCAGCGGTACCCATTCCACACTTGGTCAAACCGCTTGCCCAGGATGTAATATGAGCCATTCTTCCAATATAACCCCACAATATCCTGAAAAGCGTGCTCAGTACCCCATAAGTCATGTGTAACGTCTACCTGGGGAACAAGGGATCCATAAGCCCACGCGACTAAACGGACTCCCCCTGTGTCTGTTTGTGTTGCAAAAAATACTTGCACATCCTCATTTATAAGCGCCTGAGAATAGGCCCAGGACCCATTCGGTTCTACGGTTACTCGTTCAGGGGTAAAGGGAAAGAAACTGGAAGCGGTCCTCCCAACCAAGACTTTGCCGGTAAAACTGTTGGGGCTATCTGTAAAGCCCCACCATTGTGAGCCGTCATAGACCTCGAGGGTTTCATGGTACTTTATGGCCCCCTCTCGCAGCTGATCCACGGCTTGTGCGTTAATTTCATTCCCGGCCATCACCCTACCTCCTTTTACAATCCCTCGTCATTGTTTATTTCGGCATCTGGCACCTGTACAAGCTCAAAAGTAGCACTCCATGCTTTCGTGGGCGTGTTTAATCGCGCAACGGCAAGCGTACTGGAGCCAAACCGCACAAAATATGTCTGGCCGTCGTCTGGATTCGTCCACTTGAAAGGCTTGGCGCGGCCCTCTCGATCCTCCCACAAGGACCAAAGGGCCGCCAGCTCTGACTCATCCAAATAATGCAAAACAACCGACCATTGTTTAAGTGGCTGTGCTGTGCGATATACCCTTTGCGCAAGGCCGCCAGGCGATGTAAAAATGGTAACATGATCTGATTGTTGGGTAGATACAACGCTTTGATTGCTCCAATTAGCTATGGGCAATGTAGAGGCTAAATATTGTTTCAATGTTATATCCGGCATCATATCACCCCCGCGACGGCTCCGCGCTCGTTTACATCACGGATTATATGGTTCTTCACTATTTGAGCCCCTGGATACTTAGCCATTGCCTCGTAAGTGATGCGCTCTAAGTCATTTTTATCCAGCACATTGATCACCACTGCACCAGGCGCCCCCTTGGGGATCACGCGCTCGCCCTTTTCAAGAATAGCCAACTCTTCGTTGCTACCTATGATCCCGCCCGTGTGGTAACGCCTAATAGGCCTAAAGGTTTTCGGCGATGCATTCCCCACAATGCCGCCTTCATGAAAGAATGAGAAAAACCCACCAAATAACCCCGTCAAGGCCTTACTGAGTACCATTTTGACCAGCTGTGCCGCTATTTGCTGCAAAACACTGGATAAGCTTCGCCCTTGTACAATCGCATCCGCGATCCCGTCTGTTAAGGATTTTGTCCATAGGTCTGACTTTGTAAGCAAATTTTCAAAACCTTTGCCAAGCTCATCTGTTTTCTGCTTTGCGCTGTCCAATGTCGCCGCTACTTGCTGGCCTATACGTCTAGCCTCTTCAATGTCTGATCTGCTCCACTCCCGCTCCTTCCATGTCGAAGTTGGAATGGGCGCACCTTCATAGGCCGTCGCATAAGCCTGCTCTGCCTGTACGATCGCAATTGCGTCTATAATTTCATCATATTTGCGTTTAACCTCAACCAGTTTTTCTTTCCAGCGTTCGGTGTTGTCCACAATGTTATCCACAGCCGCGGGATAAACCCCATTGGCCAGGCTGTCAATATCCTCTTTGAGCTGGCTAAATACCTCCTTAAAATTCTCCTTTGCGGTATTGGCAACTTCGGTGTTTTTCTGTTTAACCTCTTCCTGTTTACTGACCAGCTCGTCCAATATAGCCTTCAACTTTTCCTGGTCTTCTACAGTAGGCCCTGGATAGCGCCCATACTTTTGATTGAATATCTCCCCGGCCTGCTCCATATATTGGCCGCGGAGCTCAGCCATCTTGGCGCTCATGCCGGTGACCTTTTCCTGCATGTCCACCAGGTCCTTGAGGCCCTTAACCACGCCAGCAATCGCTGCGGCTGTGGCTATAATAGGCGCACTGGGCCCAGATATAAGAGCTAAAAAAGCGGTCCCCAAGGCGCCAAGGGCGTTGATCGTTGCGCCAATAGCAATAAGCAAAGGGCCTCCTGCGGCCAACACAGCGGCAACCGCAAGGATCTTTTGCTTTGTTTCATCGCTCATTTTGCTTATTGCGCTGGTCGCTTTTTCAATTGCTGATTGCAATTTGGGCAATGCTCGCTCGGCTACGGCCACAATCTGCTCACCGATAGGCTCAAGGGCCATCATGATTGCATTCTTTGTCTTAGCCCATTTGTCACCCAGGGTTTCTGTCTTCCTGGATGTATCATCTATTATCCCGCCTGCTTTTTGCAGGGTTTTGACCAGCTCTTCAATTGAAAAACGCCCCTCACGGATGGCCTTTGCAAGATCAGGGCCCGCCCTGGAGCCAAAAGTTTCAATGGCAAGCCTTGTTGCTTCTGTATCAGATGAGGCGTTCTTTATGCGATCCACAAGGATCTGGAAAGCTTCTGCCGCGTCAGTCACACCCTCACGGGCCATCCTTGCTAGGCCTTGACGGAGTGCGCCAACCACCAGCTCTGTGTTGACGCCTTCTTTTTCAAACTGAGCCAACAGCGCAACCGCATTCTCAAGGCTAAACCCTAGTGACCTCATGGGCGAGCCGTACTTGTACAGCTGCTCTGACAGCTTGGCCATCTGAATTCCGGTCGCCTGTGAGGCGGCAAACAACTTGTCCATGAAGCCGGCCATCTCATCAGCACTTACGCCCCAATCTTGCATGGCCTTTGCGGATTGCGCAACAACAGAGCTCACATCCTCGCCCATCATGCGTGCCGCATCAAGGGCCTTTTTTGAAACGTCCGCCAGGGCGTCGCCTGTAAGACCGAGGCGCGT